GATTTACGTATGATATTTCTCACACTGTGATTATTCTCACCTGCGTGCACGCCACCGCTCTGCGCCGTACCGCCTGCCCCCCGGCAAGGCCGGTATACTGGGAAACACCTAGAGACTTAAGGTGCATATGGGCCTTAAGATATTCGCACGTGAGGAGATACCACATGCCCTTACTTCCCGAAGTTCCACCTGGCTATCGTAGGTGTCTTCGATGTCGAAAGCCTGTTCTAGAGTATAGCGCCAAGGGCAACCCCCGCCGGTACTGCTCTCGAACCTGCCAATTGGCTTACGTCCGCCGTAAGCAGCACCTTCGGCGGGCGCTTCGACGACTGAACGGATTCACGGAACTTACCCCGCAGCAGCGTATGAATTACAAGCGGTACGTCCGCGAGTTGGCGGCGTGGGACGAAATGAACAGGAAGGATGGATTCCACTATGCCCGGCAAGGGGAATAATAAGAGCACCCGCAGCAAACGCGGCCAATACGAATTGGTGCAGACTACGGTCATGGAGTTCACTCCCACCGCGCAGCCGGAGCTGCCGGACGGTATCGAGTGGCACGCGCTGACGATAGAGTATTGGAAGTCACTCGGCGAGCAGCCGACCATGCAGAGCCTTACCCGCACCCAATGGCTTACTGCCATCGCTACGTTAGCTGTGCCGTACAACGAACTGATGATGAAGGCCGAGGGCGGCGTGTCTACGCTGCGGTCTTCTGAGGTGCTCACGGCCAACTCTAAAGAGTTCCTCATATCTCCTAAGTCTGTATCCGCAGCCAAGATTGAGCTGCTGACCGGCGCGGAAATTCAGCAGCGGCTAGAGGCCAACATGCCGAAGGCCCCGACGCGCACGCTACAGCGTTCTAGTGCCTACGATCAGCTGCGCATCGAGGAGTAGCAGTGCAGGATATGTTCGCTGATGCCCCTGTAGCCGCAGGCTTCAAGCCAAGGTACCCCGGCGAGATGCCAACGCTGGGGTACCTTGCCCTGGACTGGATGACTACCTACCTGTCCCGGCCCACGGTCACCTACGATGCACCCTTCCAGCCGACCCGTGAGCAAGCTGAGTTCCTCCTGAAGTGGTACCAGCTTGACCCCATCACAGGTGAGCGGACGTACCGGCGGGGGGTTATCCAGCGCAGCAAGGGGTGGGGTAAGTCACCCTTCCTTGCCGCCATCGCGGCGTTCGAGGCGCTAGGCCCCTGCAGGTTCGCCGGTTGGGACGCGAACGGACGGCCAGTGGGTATGCCGTGGAACGAGACCCGCAAGGTAGACATCTCTCTGCTGGCCGTCTCGGAGGAGCAGACGGCGAACGCCTTCGAGCCTATGAAGGAGATGATGTCCTCCGCCTCGCTCGCCTACGAGTACCCTGAGGTGGAGGTTCTGGAGACGCAGATTCTCCTACCCTTCAACGGCAAGATTCGCCCTCGTACCTCCTCACCCTCCTCGCTGGAGGGTAAGCCGGACTTGTTCACGATCGCCGACCAGACGGAGACGTGGTACCCGAACAATGGCGGGCGCGCTCTTGGTGCAGTGGCTAAACGTAACTTGTCCAAGACGGACGGCACACTGCTGGAGGCCCCGAACGCCTTTGTGCCTGGCATGGGCTCCTTCGCTGAGGAGACCTGGAATGCTTGGCAGAAGGGGATGTCCGGCGAGACGTTCCGCAACAACATCCTGTACGATACCCGCGACTGGGGTAACCCGGATTTGAAAGACCCGGCAAGTATTATTCACGGCCTGGAGATAGCCTACGGGGATTCTCTACTCTCCCCCACCGGGTGCAAGATTCACACCCCACCGTGCGGTATTGAGGGCTCTCCCTACCCGCCGGGGTGGGTGAAGATTAACGGCGTGCTGGATGATGTGTTCGACGCGGCCACCACCCTATCGGACGCATCCCGGTTCTTCGGGAACAAGCCTCACGCCGCAGCTGATGCGTTCCTGTCAATGGAGCAAGTTCAGGCCGCCACTCGAACCGACTTCGAGAAGGAGGGCATTGACCCTCCATCACGCACCGACGCACTGGTGATTGGTTTCGACGGCTCATGGGGCCGCTCGAAAGGCATCACGGACGCTACCGCCATTGTGGCTATGCGGGTGAGCGACGGTCTGGCGTGGGCCATTAAGGTTTGGGAACAGCCGGACACAGCGGAAGGTCGTTCTTGGGAACCGCCCCGGCACGAGATTGATGCCAAGATGAAGGAGGCTATCGAGAAGCTGAACGTTGTCGATGGCCTGTTCGACCCCTCCGGCTGGGAGACGATGGTCGCTGAGTGGGAGGCGCTGATTAAAAAGAAGCGCGCCCAGCGCCGCGTCTGGAACCGCGACATCGACTCGGTACGAGGCTACGGCCTGATGTCCTGGCGTGGCAACCAGCTCAAGGCGGTAGCCCAGGCGACCAGCACATTACGTACCGCGATTATCGAGGGTGAGGTGATGCTCACCGGCTCACCAGTGCTCACCCGTCACCTGCTCAACGCCCAGTACCGCGAGACGAAGCAGGGGCGCATCATGTACAAGGAGTCCCCCAGCTCGCACCGTAAGATCGACGCGGCGTATGCGCTGATGCTGGCTCACCAGTCGCGCCTGCGAGTGCTGGCTAAGGGGAACACACGCACCGGCATGAGCGCAGCAGGCCCGCAAAGGATACGATAGATGCAACGACGTAAGGAGATTTCATGGCTTTAGACCAAACCCTGCTGGATACCCCCGGCAGTGACGAATGGTGGGTGAAGCGCCTGGCCGGTATTATCGCCTCCCGCACGTACCACATCCAGCGCATGATGGCGTGGTATGCAGGTGACGCACCCGAGCCGGATTTGGATGCGGTCAAGGATGCGAACACCCGCAATGCGTACAAGAACCTGGTGCGCATCTCCCGGCTCAACCTAGCCTCCCTGCTGGTGGACGCGCGCCTGCCGCGTATGCGGATCAACGGCGTGCGCACCGGCGCGGATAACTCGGAGGATGGCGACGATATTGTGCGCGACATCATCCAGGCGGAGAACCTGCGTACCAAGCTGAACTACGCCTGGCGCGACGCACTGGTGACGGGCCGGGGATATATCGTGCGCACCACGGAGGGGCTGATGCACTCCTCGGTTCGGAACACTGCGTGCGTGACGGATGCGCACGGTAACGTTGCTGCAGCACTGACCGTGTACGTGGACGAAATGACCCAGGAGAGCGTGATGCTCCTGGCCCGCCCTGGGTATGTGCGTGAGGCGCGGGCGAACGACTTGAACGCTACACTACCGAACACCCGGCACAACGTGTGGGCAGCCCCAGGTGATAAGGTGCCGAACACCTGGAACCTCATCCCCGGCAGCTGGGATATGGGCGCTCCCAAGAGCACCGGCATGGACTCTGTTCCAGTCTATGAGTTCTCACTCGATAAGGGTATTATCTCTAAGCACGAGAACACTCTGCTGCGTATCAACCACATGACGCTCCAGCGCGGCGTGATGTTCGCCACCCAGGCGTTCAAGCAGCAGGGTATCGAGAACGCCCCGATGTACGACGAGAACAATAACAAGATTGAGTACTCGGCGGACGCCTTCCGGCTAGAACCCGGCGCGCTGTGGACTCTGCCAATGGGCGCTAAGTTCTGGGAGTCCTCAGCGGTGGATGTTGGCCCGCTGCAGAACGCGATCAATAGTGAAATTCGTGAGCTTGCCGCCGAGTCACGCACACCGCTGTTCATGGTGAGTCCCAGCGATGGTGGCAACTCTGCTGAAGGCGCTCTGACGCAGCGTGAGCCTCTGCTGTTCGATATTGAGTCTCTGGAGGATTCGTTCACGGCCACACTCAAGCGCATGTTCTCAGACGCTTTGCACGCCGAAGGTGAGGGCGAAGACCGCGCCGACCCAGCGAAGATGATTATCGATTGGGTAGACCCCCGGCGTGCATCGGCTACCGAGCGGGCTGCTTCGGTTGCGACCGCCACGGGTGCGGGCGTGCCATTGGCGTTTGCGCTGAAGAAGTTCGGAGGCTTCACCCCGGAAGAGGTGGAGGAGGCTACCCGTGAGAGTGGGCTGAACAAGCTGGTGGATACGCTGTCATCCCAAGCTTCAGCAGCAGAGAACATCACTAACCCCTACGGCGCGGTGACCCCCGGCCAGGAGGAAGCTCCGGCTCAGCCAGACCAGAAGCTTATCGACACAACGGTGAACTTGACCCCTGAGGGGAACCGTCAGCAGCAACAGATAGCTAACGCGAAGCGACCCAGCAAGGAGTAAACCATGCCTACGATGGGCGATGTTGCTAACGCCAAGTCGGAGCGTACACGCTCACTGGTGGATGCGTTGATTACCTGGCTGTTCAATATCTGGGAGTCGCAGAGTGACTTCTCGGATGCCGGGGTCGCCGCGATAGTGGATGAAACGGTCTCCGCTGTTGAGGCGGCCTTGGTACGCGCCCGGCAAGAGGAGGATGCATATCAGCAGGTAGTCCTCAAGGCCCTGGGCAAAGACCTCCCGTCTGACCTACCCCCAGCCAACATGGAGCTGTACCCGAGGCAGGATAAGATACCGGAGGATGTGTGGAGCCGCCCAGCACGGGTGTATCAGCGCGCACGCCGTGATGGTAAGTCCCCCGCTGAGGCGAAGCTGCAGGCTCTCAAGCGGGTGAGCCGTCTGGCAGAGGATGATATTAAACTGGCACAGCGTGAGAGGGCCTCCCGTATCCTTGGCGGCGCGGAGCCGCAGGGTGTGCTGGGGTACCGGCGTATCATTCACCCGGAACTTTCACGAACTGGCACCTGCGGCCTGTGTATCGTGGCGGCTGACCGCATCTACAGTGTGAAGGAGCTGTACCCACTGCACGATAACTGCAAGTGCGAGGTACTGCCCATTACCTCTGAGCATGACCCCGGCCTGCACCTAAACCGGCAAGACCTGGACGAGATATACCGCATCGCGGGGGGAACCTCTGCCTCGAAGCTATCGAACACCCGTCTAGCCGACTTCGTGTCAAAGGAGAAGGGGCCACGCATCGCGCACTGGTCTGACGAGTTCTCAGACGGCATAGCCCAGAGGGATAGGCAGTATCGGGCGGCACCAGAGGATGCACAGAGGTATTCGGAGGTCTCAGACGCTGCACGTATGGTGCGGCGCGCCCGCAGGTCTCAGTCGGATTTGAGGCGGCGCGGAACCAAGCAGTCCCGCAAACGCGAGTCGGTTCTCGAGAGTGTCATCAAGTACTGGGAGGCACAGGCACCAGCAGAGGAGCGCGCCGCATGATCCGGCTAGTGACCGGCCCGCCGGGTGCGGGCAAAACCACATATGTTAAATCTCACGCTAAGCCCGCGGATGCTATTATAGACCTAGATTTACTGCGTGATTTCGCGGGCGGAGACGCAACGTTAGCCGCTAGGATTCGCGCAGCAATGGAAAAACAGATGGGGAAGTCTACCCGCGATGTCTGGGTAGTGCGTACTCTTATCGACCCACGCGACCGCGAGCACTTTATTCGTCGGCACAATGTAGCCGAGGTAATCGAAGTGCGCGCGTCTCGAGAAACGTTGGTCGAAAGGGCGCGTCTGAGGAACAGTCCCCCAGATGTATATTCCGCGATTGATAAATGGCTTCAACTCAACCCCAGCACGGGGCTGAGTGGTAGCGAAGAAAGGTAGAAGCTAATGAGCGATGAGCAGCTGAGCGCTCCCGCAGAGTCATCCGCAACGGAGGCTGTAGAGACCAACCCCGCACCTGAGGTCACCCTCAATGAGCACGGGTACCCGGCTAACACTCCTGTGGCTGAAATGTCCGCAGAGCACCAGGCCGCGTACTACAAGCACCACTCCCGCCTGTGGGAGTCACGTGCGAAGGAGAACCGGAACACCGCGGAACGCTTGCGACAAGAGCAGGCGAACGCTCCGGTGAAAGACCAGACCGACGAGGTGAACTCCCTCCGTCAGCAGATTGAGTCCTTGCGTGCACAGCAGGACAATGAACGTTTCAGCATGGCGTTCTCTTCGGCTGTGAAGCAGGCGAACGCGCCGCACCTGGAGACTCTTAAATCCACGCTGAACCGTGACATGTTCCGGGATGACGACGGGCGGATTGATACAGCCAAGGTTGCTGAGTACGTCAGCTCCCTAGCGCCTACCAACGCAGTACCCCAGCAGCCCGCAACTGCACCCGGCTTGCCGGTGGGTTTCTCGCAGAAAACTACCCCCGAAAAGGGGAGCGCAGCGGCAGGGCATGAGCTCTACGCGAACTATAAGAAAAACAACCCTGTAAACTTCTAGGAGTTTCGATGCTTGACATCACCCAGAAGAAAGTCGCGCTGAACTCCCCCGCGTGGCTCGCATCTTCGCACGGCGTGGAGAACGCCCAGACCTTCCTGTTTGACCCCGCAGACTATGCGGATATTGTCAAAATCTACGGCGGAGTCCCCAGTGGCTACCCGGTAAAGATTGAGGATGGCGTAGCTAAGCCCATCTCAGATACCACTGCCCCCGAGGGCTTCGTGCTGTGGGATCAGTCCGGCAAGGGCGGCAAGACCGCTGTAGCCATTCTGGTTCACGGCATCATCCAGACCAACGCCCTGCCTAAGCTTGTCAATGGCGCGACGCAGAGCGACTTCACCAAACCGGCCACCCCCGGCCTGTTCCGTTACCTCTAAGGAGAACCATAAATGGCTGAGATTTGGTATGACGCGATCGACCCGCTGACCCTTACCTACGCCTCCCGCGATTACGCGCTGGAATACCAGGAGAAGCAGCGCCAGGATTCGCACCTGTCGTCCTACCTGCCGAACTTCAACGCAGACGACGCTAAGGTGTCGCTGGACGTGCTGGATACCCAGCGCCCCACTATCGCACTGAACCGTGCGTGGGATGCTGAACCTGCACAGGGTGAGACTCTGCAGTCCGGGCACATGACCTTCAAGCTGCCCCCGCTGACGAAGAAAATCGCTCTGTCGGAGTTCCAGAAGTACGTCGCCCGCACCGGCAAGCCCGGTACTGAGGCGGTACAAGAGAAGGTTCTCGGGGCCGCTTTCCGTGCTGTTCGCGCGATTGATGACGCACTGGAGTTCCAGCGTGGGCGGGTGCTCACCACCGGCAAGACCGTTCTATCCTTCCCTGGCGGGCACACCCTCGAGAACGACTGGGGCCGTGACGCTTCCATGAGCGTTACCGCTGCAACTCAGTGGAGCGACCCCGACCTGAACATTGTCGAGGAACTGCGCAAGTACGTTGAGCTGTACGAGGATAAGAACAACATCACCCCCGGTGTGCTGCTGGTCTCCCGTCAGATTGCTACCGCTGTTGCGAACAACAAGCGTATGGCGCTCCAGGGCCTCAACGGCCTGTACAGCGCGGCTACTCTGGATCAGGTGAACGCTCACCTGGGTGCTTACGGCTTGCCGACCATGCGCGTGTACAACCGCAAGATTCGTAACACTGCGGGTCAGGATGTTCCGGTGCTCGACCCGAAGAACATCTACCTGCTGCCTGCGGAGAACACCTACGATTTGGGCGCTACCTTCATGGCCCCGACCGAAGCCGCACTAGACCTCGGCTGGCCTCTGTCGGATGCAGCAGGTATCTACGTGGGTGCCTACAAGAACACTGAGGTGCCGGTGATTGCATCGGTGACCGCAGACGCTCTGGCCGCTCCGGCCCTGGCTAACCCGAACATGGCCTTTACCGCTAAGGTTCTGAGCTAGGAGGAAACGTGATAGCACGCAATACACTGGTTTTACCCGGCAAGTCCCCGGCTAAGCCGTACTGCCTTATCCACGAGGGTGAGGAGATACCGGATGAGCTTCAACACCACGTGACAAATCCAGATGCTTTTATTCCCAAGGAGGAATACGAAGCGCGGGTTACTAGGGAGCAGGAACCCGTTGAGGAACCTGTTACTGAGGAGAAGGAACCCACTGAGGAACCTGCCGCCGAAGAGGTTGTTGAGGAAGACCCTCAGGACGAGGAGCCGGACGGGGACGAAGGTCTGCTGCCTACCGGCAAGAAGACCACCCGTAAGCGCTCCACTAGCCGGGCCAAGAAGTAGTCGAAGGAACCCCCATGAGCATGATTAGTATTCAGGTGTCGGAGATTCACGATGCGTTGGACGGGATGCATACAGACCGTTCGGACACGTTCCTGCAAGGGAAGATTCTCGATGCCATTGCCGCGCTCATGGGGGTTTGCCCTGTCGCTAAAGTGCTGCTGGAGTCCCCCGAGCCGTTGAGCTTCATGAATGAGCGGAATATTCGTTCTGCCATTATCAACGCCGTGGTTCGAGTAGCCCGTGACGACGGCTCAGGATTCAAGTCCGAGCGAGAGAGTGCGTATGAGTACACCCGTGACCCGCTGTCCACATCCCCGAACATTTGGTTTACCGACAAGGAGTTGGGTGCTATCGGGTGTACTAAGCGCGCCGGTGTTATCGGAACGATAGGCCCGCGCTTGAGCACTCCGTTCGGGTCTCCAAATTATGGGGTGTGCTACGAGTGACACTCATAACAAACCCACGGCATGAAGTTCTGATTTTCCCCGCGAAACATGCTGTAGGCCGTGACGGCGGCACGGAGCTGACGTGGGGAGAACCCGTAAAGGTGAAGGGGAACCTCCAGCCGGTCGCTAGTGATAACCTGAACCGAACATCTTCGGTGCGTGATGAGTACTATGGCGAGACTGTAAGCACCACGGCTATCTTCAACATGGCACCCGGCACGCTGGATCGGGTATCAGCAACTCTCCCGGCTGACGAGCGAGAGGGTTTCCCCATAGATGCCTTAGTGGTGTTCTACCCTGGGGCCTTCCTACGTCAGCCTCACGGCACGAAAGCCCCGGCTAATATACGTCCTTTCGTATATACGTCCACCTCCCGCGAGGTTATATTCCGTATGGGGATTAGGACTCAGCATGACCGTATGATTCTCTCCCGAGGAAACGACATCCAGCGTTCATTCCTTGAGGGGAAAATATAATGAAGCAGGGCGGGATTGAGCTGTATGACGACAACGCCCAGCACGTCGCCTCGTACATTTCCTTGCGTACTATGGTGTTGGATTCCCTGGCGCACAGCATCGAAGTGGCCGCAAAGGCCGCTGCTGAGCCATACCGGAAGTCACTAGGGGATTCTTACGTAGACCACTTTGGTGTGGGCCGCGCCCTCTACACAGGCCGTCAACGTCACCGTAAGTGGCCGGTGATGGATCGCATCGTGTACAACGACCACTACGCGGCGCACATCGTCGAGTTGGGTATCGGCAAGGACGTTATCACGTTCAGCAATGGTCGCAGCCAGAGGGTGACGGAGTTCCAACGCGGGCACTTCTTCCTGGTCGGCGCGGCGGCACAGGCCGTGTCTCTCCGTGCAGCATTTAGGCCGCCTCCAGCGGTACGTAAAGCAAACTGGAACAAGCTAGTTGCGGAGGCCGGGGTCGGCGAGGCCACAGGATTCAGGCACCCATTAGGAGGTAACGGTCTCTCATGACGATGTTCAACCCATACACATGGACGCAGCAGATGCTCGAGCCGCACTTCCCACCCGGCCAAGTGCTCAAGGATGTGACGGCGCAGAAGTTACCGGAACGGTTCATACAACACCACGTGATGTATGGCTCTGACGACCTAGCCGATGCTGAGCGTGGCCTGAGGCAAATCAAGTACAACATTCGACTGCGCGTGTACGCTGAGAATTCGGCTGCGGCTTATGAGATGTCCATGAAGGCCCTTGGGTACCTGGAGCAGGCGGTACATGAGCAGCGCGAAGTGGACGGCGCGCGGGCTATCGCCTTTGACGTTGGGCAGGTTCCGATTGAGAACTTCAAAGTAACCAGCGTCAAGACGGTTCACGGAGCGCAGTTCGATTGCACGTTCGCAGTGCAGTTCCTTTTGACTCCCCAACAGACGTTCGGGGATACCGTGAAATGGTAGAATGAAGCCACGCCCACCGGCGTGTAATTGATAGATAGGATGATTTATGGCTCTCCACGAAGGCTATAACGCCGCAGAGGTCATCGGCGTTCAGTGGGCGACGATCTGGTTCCCGAAAACTGGTAACTTCGCCCTCCCCCAGTCCCTTGCCAACTTTGACCCGCAGAAGCCCGAGACGTACCCCGCAGCCTGGGCACCCATCGGCCTGACCTCGGCAGAGTCCCTGCCGAAGCCCACCACTGACGGCGGCGATGCTCAGGTGCTCAACACCGCAGAGCTTCCCTCCGTTATCAGCATTAAGGGTGTCACCACCACCAAGCTTGAGTTCACCGTTCACTCGCTGAACGAGAAGACCCTGCAGATGGCGTGGGGCGGCGGCAAGGCTACCTCGCTGATTGAGATTGGTACTGACGCTTTGAAGGCTAAGGCCCAGGAGCTAAACTTCAACGCAGCTGACATGGAAACTTCTGCGTGGATGATTTACTCGGGCGGCGGCAAGACTCTCAGCCTGTACTTCCCGCGTATCAGCGTCAGCTCCAAGACATTCAGCGAGATTTCCCTCCAAGGGCTCTTCGCTATTCCGTTCGCCGGTACGGCTCTCGCGCCTACTGCTGAGCAGGCGAAGCAGTTGAAGACCTCCGCATCCGGCTTGGTTATCCTTCCGTAAGCAGCTGCGGTTATCGGTATAATGGAGTGGTCGAGTACATCTCGGCCACTCCATTTTTGTTCGTCAAAGAAGGAAACATACCCATGTCTAATAACCAGTTCGTAAGCGGCGACCAGTTCGGGCAGACCGAGGCCGCGCCCTCTCCCTTCGCTGAGGTCATTCCCCCGCAGGGTAACCCGGATGTACCGGCAAGCGCGCCCGCTGCACAGGCCGCACCTGCCGTCCCTCCTGTTACCGTTCCTCCGACCACTGCGGCACCTGCAGCACAACCCACCACCGAAGCGGAGGTGCCCCTAGAACTCAAGCCAGGTTTCAACTTGCTCAAGCCCCTGAGCGAAATTGACGCACTGGACGTTGCGGAGATTTTTACCGCCGGTGAGATCGCGGCGGCTAAGGTACCCTCCTCTGCCTCCGAGGGCACTCGTAATATGGCATATGGTACCGGCAGTATGCGCGCCCTGTTCGAGGTTGCTGTGCTTCCTGAGAAGCACGCCGAGTGGAAAGCGTTCTCTCGAGCAAGTAATTTCCAGGCCGTCCAGGAGCTTGGGAGTGCCTACATCGAAGAGCTTTTAAACGACGCGCAGCTCTAAGCTTTTTCCACAATAACCTTGACGCAGCCGGGGACTTCCAGGTTCTCTTCGGTCTGAACGTTTTCGCTGACTGGGCGAAACTGGATTCCCGGCTTGTGCAGAGCCTCCTCTCGCGGCTCGTATTTGAGGAGCGAAGTATGTACCGCCATCACCTGCCGGAGCCTACTGAGGAGGAGATAGCGAGGGCTGAGCGGGAAGCTTCGGAGGAGGTCAGCAAGGATAAGTGGTTCGGATTCTCCCGGCTAGAAGCTGCGCTTGCAAATATTTCAGACGGCATACAGGCTTTACGGCTCCTGTACGTCTCCGCACATACTGAGGACTCTGGCAAGGTTCCTGAGTTCAAGCCGTACCCAACCCCAGCATCCGAGGCACAGGCTAAACGGGAGGTGGAGATGAATCAGAGCTTCGGGAACTCGTTCCTGGATGCTTGGTTCTCAGCCTCCGGCATGACACGCGAGGAGTTCGACTCCGCGATCAGTAACCATCAGAGTTAGGAATTTTCATGGCCGTAGGGAGCTTCGAGGCAGGCAAGGTTCACATCCGCGTCCTGCCGGATGCGTCTGAGTTCAACCGGAAGCTGATGCCACAGCTTCGACGCTCCAGGGAAGAAGCCGAGCGTCTGATGCGCATCGAAGTGACCCCAGTCTTAGATAAGTCTGGGGTCGCCCGTATGCGTGCGCAGCTGCAAGCGCTCGGACGCGGCGTGCGGGTCAAGGTCGGGGTGGATCAGCAGGGTTTCTCGAAGTCGCTGCAAGAGACATCGCAGCGGATGTCCAGGGAAATGTCCCAGCAGCAGTATATCCACGTCAAGCCGGTTGCTGAGTGGGATGGTATCAAGCGCGAGGCTAGGGACATTTTCAAGAGTGCCGAGCCGGTGATTGAGCCGAAGCTCGATAAGACTCTGTTCCAGCGTCAGCACAAGGAGCTGATCGAGTCCCTGCGTAAGACTCCTAACGTCCCTGCTGTGGAGCTGGGCGGCCTGATTAACTCGGATAGGTTCCGTGAAGCGAGCCACGCTTTCCGCGATTTCGCGGACGAAGTAGAAGAAGACTCGGAGCGCTCCGGCTAACGGCTGAGCCGTCTTGCCGACCGCATCCAGGCGGCAATGGATAAAATCTCTAAGGCTTTCCATGCGGTAGCCGATGTGGATTATAGTCACCTGGACGGCGACGATGTAACCGATGATTTCTTTGACCACATCGAGCAGCGCCAAGATGAACTTCGGGGCCGACCCCTGCGGCTCGATGAACTGATTATCCGTGGCGACTCTGACGACATCTCCGACATTTTTAAGGAGATGGGCGAGAGCGCGGACGAGGCACGAGAGCGCCTGCGTAACCTAGCCGACCAGCAGGAACGCGCCAACAAGAACATGATAAAGAGCTTCAAGGAAGCTCGGGAGGCAGGCGAGCACCTGTCCTTCGATGACATGGCGCGCTCCTTCGCTCGGGGCCGTAATGAGCTTGAGCGCACCCGGCGTGAGTTGAAGCAGCTGGAAGACGTGCAGCGCGTCTTCCAGCGGCGTGCCAAGGAAATGATGAACGTGGACTTCTCACGCCCGTTCTCTGGCTTCAAGTCCTCAGCCCCTACAGTTGCACAACTGAATAAGAACCTTGAGCGCAGTATCGAGCGTATGAAGCAGCTGGCGGATGCCTCCCGCCAGATGGGGGATAACCGCGGCGTGCTGAAAGCGCAGATGGAGCAGAAGCGGCTAGGGCGCGAGATTGAGGAAAACAACAAGCGCTTGAAACTGTTCGACCGTTCCATGTCGGATGTCTTCACCCGTAAGCGCAACGGCAACCCGTTCTCCGAGTTCTCCCAGAAGGGCCAAGACGGCCTAAAGGAGCTGGAGGACAGTATGAAGCGCCTCAAGCAGCAGCGCGAGGAGCTACGGCGTGCGTACCGTGAGGGCCTTGCCTCGGGCGATGCTGAGTCCCTGCGTCGTACCTCAGAGACGCTGAGGCAGACCTCGGCACGTCTACGGGAGATGCGCGGCGAGATGGAGCAAATCCGCAAGAACCGCGATTTGTTCACGAACGACGCAGCGATGAAGAAGTTCCGCGATGCGTTCGATACCTCGAAGCTGGCTAACGACACGTTCTTCCGGGATAAGCGTTCTATCGTCGTGAACGTGGACCTCGACTCTGAGGTAGCTGAGCGACGGCTCAAGGACTTGGCGGAAGACCGTGAGGTTACCTTCCAGGCCGATGCTGATACGAAGCGCGCTCGGTTCAAGCTGGCACGCCTGGCGCGCCCCCGCTTCGCCCTGATTATTCCGAAGCTGGATAAGGCAGCAGCGGCTAAAGTGGCTACCGCTCTAGCCGCTATCTCTGGTGCCCGCGCGACCTGGGACTTCACTAAGAAGTTTACGGACTTCCTGAAAGACCTGGATAAGAACCTGGTCGGTCTGATCCGCCTGGGCGCTATCATCGGCACCGTCTCTGCTGCTGTACTGTCGCTGACCTCCCACGTCTTCGCCCTCGGCAAGTCGCTGCTATCCATCGCGCCTGCCGCGTTCGCCTTGCCGGGTATTTTCACTGGTATCGTGGTAGCCGTCTTTGCTTCGGTGAACGCATTGAAGCAGTGGAACGACCGCATGAAGGATGTGAACGACCGACTCAAGGCGCTCAACTCCAAGGCCGCTGACGAGTTCTGGGCGAAGTTCGAGGCCCCGGTGCGTAAGGCGATTGATACTCTGTTCCCGGCGTGGGAGAAGGGTCTGCTGGAGATTTCTCAGGCCACGGGTGAGTTCTTCGCCAACGCGGCTAAGGCTGCTGAGGCGTATGGCGCTGACGGTTTCAAGAGCATCTTCGATGCTCTAACGCAGGGCATGAAGGAAATGTCGAACGGCATAGGCCCTCTGATGGAGGGTTTCCTGCGGTTCCTCGACATTGGCGCGCAGTTCTTCCCCCGCTTCGGCCAGTGGTTCACGGACATGGCGAACCGCTTCAACGAGTGGACGAAGACCGCCGACATTACAGGTGCTATTGACCGGGGCATCCAGGCACTCAAGGACTTCTGGCGTGCCGGTGTAGCCTTCGTTGGTATTCTCGATGCTATTGCTAAGGCCGCAGAGCAGGCCGGGGGTGCAGGGCTTACCCAGTTCGCAGACGCTCTGGAGCGGGTACGGAATGGGCTGAACACCTTCGAGGCCCAAACCACCATGATTACCCTGTTCAGCGGCGCGAACGAGGCGATCAAGAATCTTGCACCCTCGTTCGAGACGCTGGGTAACACCCTGAACAAGACTGCCTCCACTATCAGTTATGTGATGGTGGGCATCACGAACGTTATCAATGCCTGGGTGAAGCTGGTGGGCGACGCTCTCGCTTCGCCGATGTTCCAGGATGGTATTCGTTCTGCTATCGACGGCATCACCAAGGGCATGGAGTCCCTGAGCACCCACTCGGATTCGCTCGGTACCATCCTCGGTGCCCTCGGCAAGATTATCGGCACCATGGGTGAGAACTTCCTGCCGGTGTTCGGCACAGCGCTGGATGCCCTCGCACCCATGTTCGATGACCTGGCTAGGGCTGCTGAGGCGGTTATCCCCATCCTTGCGAACTGGCTCAAGGATGCTATCCAGTGGCTTGGGGATAACCTCGGCCCGGTCATCGACAAGGTACGCGAGTGGATTCAGCAGAACCCCGAGTGGGCGTCCGGCATCCTCCTCGTGGTCGGCGCTATCGGCGCTATCATCACGGCACTAGCACCCGCAGTATCCGCACTGGTTAACTTCGGGTCAGCGCTTGCCGGGCTGGTTGGCGGCGTAGGTGAGGTTGCTGCAGCGTTCGGTGCCGGAGGCAGCCTGGAGGCCGTCGGCGGTGCGATCGCATCTGCGGCAGGCCCCGTGGCTCTGGTAGTGGCAGCTATCCTCGCTATTGCTGGGGCGATCATCTATGTGTACAACACTTCGGAGGAGTTCCGCAACAAGATTTCGGAACTGATGGGTAAGGTCGGCGAGGCAGTCCAGCCTATCGTCGATATGTTCAACCGGGACATTAAGCCTGCGATCGACGATTTCGTGAAGGCATTCACTGAGGGTTTCAATCAGGTGTTGGAAGCGCTGAACCCATTCATGACCGGCGTGGTCGAGATACTCACCGTCGTTTTCCAGGCCATGAAGCCCCTAGTGGAGTGGATTTCTGCTATCTTCGGGCCGGTCATCAGTGGTGTTATCAGCGCGCTCGGCGGGCTGTTCAAGGGAGTGTTCGGTTTCATCGGTGGGCTTCTCGGCGGCTTCGGAAACATCCTGCGCTCCATCGCTGCAGTGCTCAGGGGGGACTTCTCCTCGGCTGCAGAGTTCGCGTTCAAGGCTGCACAGAGTTTCGCTAATGGTGTGGCCTCACTCCTCCAGGGCGCGCTCCAGATTATTGGCAGTTTGATTCGCGGTATCTTTGAGGCGGTTATCAACTTCGTTAGCCTGATTAGTAAGAACATCGGCGACTACTTCCGTAAGTGCTTCAATGATGCGAACAACACCCTGAGCAAGTTCCCCGGCATGGTGCGAGACTTCATTGGCGGGATACCTGGCGCTATCCGTGATCTGCTCGCGTCTGTCCCAGGCATTATCCAGAACGCCTTCCATATCAACCTCGGCGTGTCGGGTAACAACATGGTTGTGGACTGGTGGAACGGCATGGTCGGGGCGTTCAACGACGTTATCAACAAAATTCGGAATAAAGTGCAGCAGGTGCGTAACCTGTTCCCGCACTCCCCGGCTAAGACCGGCCCGTTCTCCCGTGCCGCGGGTTACCTGGATGACTCCGGCAAGGCCATGATGCGGGACTGGGGTAAGGGTATCGCTCAGGGCGCTCACCTGGCCGTGTCTGCTGCTTCGGTGGCAGCAGGTCTGGTGAAGAACGAGATGGACGTGGATTTGACACCGACCATCTCTCCCCTGGCTCGAAGCACCGCAGGTG